GACATAGGATTCAATCTCAGTTTCCTGAGGGGCATTTTGTTGACCCTTGCTATTTAGCCAGTGCTCTGTCCAAGGCAGAGGATTGTTTTTAGCAGGGATATCGAAGGCGGGTGCTAGTCCGATTGCTTTCATACGACGATTAGCAATCCATTCCACGTATTGAGAAAGCAGACGCTCGTTAAGACCGATCATACTACCATTCTCAAACAAATATTTTGCCCACTCTTTCTCTTGGGCAACTGCGTCAAGGAACATCTGACGCACTGTCTCTTCCTCTTCCTGAATGATCTGCTGCATCTCAGGATCGTCACCCTTCTTCCACTTGTAGAGGATCTTCTGGGTCAATGCGAGGTGCTGTGACTCGTCCCTGGCAATAAGGGAGATAATTTTTGCAGAACCTTCCATGAGTTTAAGTTCACCAAAAGCAAAGCTGCAAGCAAAAGAAACATAAAACCGAATTCCTTCAAGGATATTGACATTAGCAATCGCCAGATAGAGTTTACGCTTGACATCTCTGATAGTCCACTGTGAAGTAGGAGAGTCTTTCCAACCTTCCTTCCACATGTTACTGAGTGACCACTCAGTTGCTACCTCAATGAAGTCATTGTATGCTTTGCATACTGCTGTAGCACGGTCAAGGATCTTCTCATTATCTAATACTGCATCGAAGACTTCTGATGGGTCTGCGTATACGTTCTTGATGATATGGGTATAGGAGCGAGAGTGAATCTGCTCCATGAATTCCCAGACTCCCATGCATCCTTCCAACTCTGGAAGACTACAGTAAGGTGAGAATGCCATGCCAGGACCACGCCCTTGCACAGAGTCCAGAAGGATCTGATACTTGAGGTTGCTGGTGTAGATATGTTTTTGTTGCTCATTCAGTGTCTTGTAATCGGCACGGTCCTTCTGTAGAGATACCTCTTCAGGTCTCCAGAAGTAACCGAGTTGTGTCTGTGTTAGTTTGTCGAAGTCAGGATACTTATATTCATCGTATCGTTGCATCCCCAAGGGAGCTCCGAAAAACATTGGTTGTTTTTTGGTGTCTACTTTCTTGTCGTTGAAAACAGTCAGTCCCATTTTGGCTCCCTTGGATTCTTGCATGTACCGTAGTTGTGAATATAATTTAGGAATGCATTGATCCTTGGAGCAAAGTCCAGGGAGTCACAGCAGTCAAGATAGGACTCAAATTCTTCTTGTAAGTCCTTGCTGAGTGTGATAGTAATGTCCTTAGACATTGCAGGCATCGCATTCAGACTCATCGCCTGCATCAATCTCCGCTAAGAGATTGTCTAGTTTGGAAGCAGTCTCATCAACCCATCCAATTGAATGAGCAGGCTCGTCTACATCTTTTTTGGCATCGTATGTATTTTGATAGTAAGAAGTTTTCCAACCATACTTGTAGGTCATTAGTAGGTCTTGTGCCATAACGGATACAGGCACTTCATTATTTTCAAATTTCTCTGGGTTATAAGACCAGTTGCCTGAGATGGCTTGGTCAAAGAATTTCTGCATGACTGCAACAATCTCAACGTATCCTTTGTTGGATTGCATTTCCCATAGGAGAGTATAGTTATTCTTCAGTGTATTGAATTGAGGAACAATCTGCTTAAGAGGTCCCTTCTTGGACTTTTTAATGGACAAGTAGTCTCTAGGTGGCTCAATTCCATTTGTTGCGTTTGACACAACGGAACTGCTTTCCGATGGCATTTGTGCGGACAGAGTGCTGTGCCTGAGTCCGTATTCATCGATAGATTGCCTAAGAGAATCCCAATCATAGTTGTATTCTGGTGCTACTAAGTCATCGACATCCTTCTTATATGTATCTAATGGTAGAAGTCCATCAGAGTACTTGGTGCGGTGGAATGCTTCGCATGGACCACGCTCTTGAGCGAGTCTATTAGATGCTCTCAGCAGGTAGTATTGGAATGCTTCAGTCAACTCATGGACGAGTCTCAATGCACCTTTGTCATCGTAATGCTCACCGTTCTTAGCAAGGTAGTGTGCTAGTCCGATGTATCCAATACCCAGAGAGCGACGTGCCAACGTGCTACGCTCAGCAGCAGCGACTGGATACTCCTGGTAGTCAATCAACTCCTCCAGACCCCTCACAGAGAGGTCACAGAGGTCTTCCATCTCATCTAGGGACTTCAGTTTACCCACGTTGATAGCAGAGAGAATGCACAGAGCAATCTCACCACCACGATCATCAATATGATTGATAGGATCAGTAGGTAGAGTGATCTCCTGACAGAGGTTACTCATATTCACCTTGTCCTTGAAGGAGGAGTGAGTATTACAGTGGTCGATATTCATGATGTAAATACGACCTGTCTCTGCTCGCTCCTTTAGTAGATCAAGGAAGAGTTGCTGGGCAGAGATGGTGAGTCTAGGGACCGACTGATCCCCTTCGTAACCAAGATACATAGCGTCAAACTCATCAGTCCCGTAAGCGTCATACAACCCAGGGACATCATGAGGACTGAAAAGCGCCATCTCTCCGTTTCCGATGAATCTTTCATAAAATAGTTTACTAATTTGGATAGAATAGTCAAGTTTCCTTACTCGGTTGTCTTCTGTGCCTTTGTTGTTTTTGAGGACGATGATGTCTTCGATCTCTCTGTGCCAGATGGGGAAGTGGACAGTTGCGCTTCCACCTCGGACGCCATTTTGAGTACAGCATCTGACAGTGCTCTCAAACTTCTTGAGGAAAGGGATAACACCTGTGTGTTGAACTTCTCCCCCTCTGATTTTAGCGTTGATGCCACGGATTCTGCCTGCGTTGATGCCAATCCCCGCCCTTTGAGCAACGTAGTAACCAATAGCCATGTCACTGCTAAAAATGCTATCGAGGGTGTCATCAGCATCAACAAGAACACAGCTAGCAAATTGTCGTAGAGGGGTCCTGACCCCTGCCATGATGGGGGTTGGGATGTTGATCCTGTGCTTCGAGATCGCGTTGTAGTATCGTCTGACATAATCGAGTCTTGTCTCTTGTGGATAGGTTTGGAAGAGAGTTGCTGCAATCATGATGTACATCTGCTGGGGTGTCTCATACACCTCCCCAGACGATCGATCCTGCACGAGATATTTATCAACGACCTGCCTTAGACCAGCATATGTAAACAAATAGTCACGGTCGTGGTCAATGAATGATTCAATCTGATCCCACTCATCATCACTATATGTTGTAAGGATACTTTTATCATAGACACCACGATGAACGCAGTCCCATACATGCTCCTGAATATGAGGACGCAAGTCTGGGTGTCCATTATATACTTGCTTGCGAAGACCAAACAGAAGCAGACGTGCTGCTACAAACTGATAGTTTGGTGCATCTAATGTAATCAAATCATTAGCAGAGCGCACAAGAATCTCTTGGATGTCACTGGTTTTGATGCCATCAAATAGTTGCAGGTTAGCATTCATTTCGATTGCCGACTCTGACACACCAGCAAGTCCTCTGCAAGCGTGCTCTACCATTTCATGGATTTTACTTAGGTGGATCTCTTCCACCTGTCCGTTGCGTTTGACAACTGTGTTGCTCATACCTTTTTCCAATCTGTAAGTTGTACCTTTGCTGTTAATCCTGAAAAGGTGTTGTCTTTTATTATAGCAGAAGGGTCAAGTCCTGCCAACACCATGTCATTAATATCTTTTTCTTTTACTGACTTCGGCCAGATGACTACTGCTTCGCCGCTTCCAATTGCCGCATCAATCCTAGACACGATCTGTCTGTTTCTAGGCTCGTTGTCGAAGACCCAGACCCTATGTGTATAAGGAAGAGTGCGGTGGTCAACATCGCTGCCACACATAGCAACAGATTGCTTAATGAAAGTACTATCGAAGGGTCCTTCTGTGACATACACTGTCTCCTCTGGGTTTACTTGGTCTTGTCCGAATAGTTTGAGTTGATTCTCAAACATCACGGTGATGTATCGTAGCGTAGAAGTTGCTGCCATAGATCTACCCTGAATGCCAAACCAATTACCGTCCTTGTCAATGAGAGGGATAATAATTCTAGGTCTGTCATTCTGAAGATTGTCAAATGTCTGGCGTTGCGTATTAACCCACCTCTTAAACTTGTCAACATAGAAGAATCTACCCAGTTGATCTTCTGGGATTCTTCTATCAAGAAGATACTTCTTGGCGGGGTGCGTTGTATTTAGCTCGCTGATCGGAGTGAGATCTGTCACTTTGTTAGCAAACTTTGGCTTTGCACCTTTGTATTCAGGAGCAGGTGTGTGCCTACCTTTACCAGTCATCCCCTGCTTATATTTCTCCATGACGAACTCACCATGAAGGTCAGCAGCATTGTCCTTTAGAAAATTAGACAGCGATCTACCCATGCCACAGTTGTGACACTTGAAGATGTATTCAGTCTTCTTCAGAAAAAAATACCCCCGTGCCTTATTCTTATGCTTCTGTGAATCACCACAGTAAGGGCAGCGGAAGTTATATAGTCCTGATTTGACGTGTTTGTATTTCTCTAGCCTGGTGCTGAGAAGTCGGATGTATTTGTCATCGACGTAATCCATGCAGAGCGGTCCATTGCATCCACCATAGCAGATGGATCGCCAGGTGTCAATGACCTAAGCAATGCTTGACCTGGGACACTGACGAGGAAAGAGATCACAGCAAGACCACCGAAGATGGTCCACATCTTTTTCTCCATCATCCTGAGTCTATCATCCACCAAACGAATGTCTCTCTCACAACCTTTCTTGATTGTGTCTGTCTCTTTATTCAGATCTGCATGAAGTCTATCTACTTTTTCAAATAGAATACCGTCAACTTCACTCTGTGTAGATAGTTTTTCGTTATGTACTGCAAGTAGTTGACCCATCTTTACAGAATTATCCTGTAATGAATCAACTACCTTTTCTAATCTTTCTAGAATCGCTGAGTTAATGTCGGCCATTATTCGGATCTAAGTGCTGCTTGTCGTTTCTTCCAGTAAAACTGGATTACATCATTAGGATAAAGACGTTTAACATCCAACTTCTTAAAGTTTTCTGGGCGATAGATCTTACGAAGTTCTATCTTTAGTTGTGCTTCTGACTTACTATACAATACATACTGCTCTGCCCCATCATAGGAGATAAGGAATGGTAGGTATGAGGTATCTTTCTGTGCTCCTTCAGTCGCTAACATGTCGGACTGGGAAATAGTATAGCGACGACGCTTCTTAGGTTTCTTTTTCGACCCTCCTAGGAGAGGAGTGAAACCAGCATTGGGTCCAGTTGCATCAGCAGTGTTGCTGAAACCACCATCGCCTGCGCTCATTGTGGGTGCGTCTTCATTCATCACAGATCTTCTAGTAAGTCTTTTACGTCGTTATCGATATCAACAAGGTCAAGACATCCAGCAGGAACCTGTGGATATCTATTCAGATATACAAGAAAGGTCTTTATCAGGGACCAATATTCTCTCTCTAATTTATACATCAGTAGCGGGATCGTCCCGTCACTAAACACATTAAACAGAATGATAAGATGATTGAGTATCAGATTGACACGGAGGACACCCGTTTTCAAATACCTCTTGAGTAACCTCTTAAGGTATTTGAATTTCTTCATGTCCTCCATAAAATCATCTACGGTAACCGACTGTGGGTTATCATAATGCTGAATAGCAAACATTAAATAGTTTTTTTCACTAAGTTGATCAAAATGCATTATGTAAAAAGTCAGTTATCAAGACCCGAAGGTCAGAGCGCCTACGCCATCGGTGATCACTTCTTCGGTGCCACCTGCTGAGGTAATCTTGACGCGATACTTGTAACCGTCCAGAGTGTCGCCAGCGAGACCACTGTAAGCAAGAGTTGCGGTCGTGAAGTCTGCATAGGTGATGCCAGTGTCAAGGGAAGCAGTGATGTTAGTCCACTTCTTAGTTGAGGCAGCAGTCTGACGTTGCCAGACGTATGCAAGTGCTCCAGGTGTTCCTGTGGTGGATGTGGTAAGAGTAAACGTACCAGCGCCAGAGGAAGAAGTAGAAGCAGCAGGTTGTGCTGTAACTGTTACAGCAGATGCTACATCAGCAACCACAGTGTCATCAGCGTCGTCACCAGCAACACCAGCAGTAGCATGGACGAATGCTAAGCACTCTGCCTTATGCTTGGTGTCACCATTAGCAGTGGTGTATGTGCGATACTGCCACCAACCAGGACCTGTGATACCGCGAGACTTATTCTCAGCGAGTGCCATTTCCGTGGTGTCAACAAATACGAGATCGTATGAGTTGCTGTCGCCACCCTTGATCACATACTCAGCAACCGCTTTAGGTGCAGTCCTACGGACAGCGCCAGCGAGAGCAGCAGCAGTGCTACCTGCATATACTTTGTGCAATTCGATTGCAGTAGTGCTAGTAACTTCTTTAACGATGTAAGCAACGTTAGAGAGCTCTAAGATGTCGCCTACGACGACGGTATCCGCAGCGTTTTTCGTAACAGTGGCGTCACCATTGGTGACCGCTACATTGTTTGCGAAGGTTGCGGCATCAATTTTTCCAAATACAGCCATTGTTTCTCCGTGTATGAAGATTATATTCCTATAAGTTATTTATAGCTATTCTTCTTTCTGGAAAAGAAGTGACTCTACTACATCAACTGCCTTGTCGTCTAACTTGTTATCAGTTGTAGCGACTAGGGAGCGCAGCACGTCCACAAGAAAGTGGCGCACTTCGTCTTTACCAAGTAGTGCAGTGATTGTTTTCTTTGCTAAAGGTAGGAGCAGTGCTAACATAGATCAATACGGGTTACTGATCTATATATGTGATTACTTCCCGCCTGCCTTCTTTCTATCGAAATCGGCTGTAGCTTGTAGCATCTTTTCCTTCATGCGATCCTTAGCAGCTTTCTTTGCAGCGTCGTCTGCTACGTTGTCTACCTTGGGGGCAGGGGTGTCGCACTCTTCTTTCTTGACATCCTGACCAGGCTCATACCACTTGCCATCGCCGTCAGAATCCTGCCAACGCTTACCTGCCTTGGCGGCTTTGATGTGTTTGTCTTTTTTCTTGGCAGCTTCCTTGAGTGCTTCTACGCTACTCAGGATTCTACTTCTCAGATGTTCAGACATAAGGTCCTCTTTCTTTGGATTGATGGTGACGTTACCTTTCTTGGTAGTCTTTAGAGATGATTCTTTGTGACCGATTGGTTTCATTCAATCTCACCCATCTTTTGTAATTCAGCCTCAGTAAATAATCCTGAGTCCGATAGTTTATTTATAAAGTCCTCATTCTTTGCTTTGAGGTTTGCTTTACGCATTACTAATTCGGCACGACCACCTTTGTCCATCCTACCTTGTGCCTTTGGTTTCTTAGAACCACCAGCAGGTTGTGGACCAGCGCCACCGTCGTCAACTCTTCTGCCGTGAGAGTATTTTGCACCACTCCCTTTAGAATCGCCAGAGACCATCTTGCCACCTTGTGAGCGACCGTCTTGATACTCTTTCTCGGACTGTCCGTGCTTACCTTTGTAGAGTTCGTCTAACTCTTCTTCTTTGACACAGTTGGGGACATCTTTGCCACCCTTCTTCTTAGTGCCACTTGCTTTGTATCCGTCCCAGCACTTGCTAGCACCCACATTCTTGCGTGCTTGCTTGAGACCTTCAAGCATTTCTTGATGGAGGTCATCGATATCAATGCCGACCACTTCTTCTTTGGCGGTCACGCCGAGGTCAGCAGCATCTCTCGCTGACTTCTCTCCTTTCTTACCGACAACAATGTAACGACCGTCTGCCTTCTTACCAGTGATGAGCATAGAGTCACCACTACCAGATCTGACAACACGACCTACATTTCGATCATCTTTATACTCTGCCTTCTTCTTTGAGACGGAGTTACGATCAATTTTGAATCCTGCATAGCCTTCTACTGTAGGCTCGTAAGCATCGAATGCTTCCATCACTTTCATGACACCTGTGTGGAGTCTCTGTGATTTTGGAAGAGTATCTTCTTCGATTGCTTTGAGGATGTATGTCTGCTCAGTGGGATTGTAATCCATGAGTGCGGCAGACACCAGCATTTCTAACGTCATGTTTCTAAACCGAAATGAATTTCGCTAATACTATTTAGTTTCAGCAGATTTTCTGAAATCTGTGAATTTAACTGTCTTTTGACCAGGGGTCATGTTCTGAAGTGCTTCACGGTAGCGATCAGTCCCTGCTTTCCAGGTGTTACCACTGCCATCATCGGCACTATAGTTGCTTTGATCCTTAGTAGTATCAGCAGCAACCTCTTGCTTGTGACTAAGATCTGATGGTCCTAGTTGTGCAACTTCACTGATGTGCTGCAACCAGCAACGGTGCTCGCCACCCCAACTATCACGAATGATAACGTAGTTAGTGCCACGATGTGCAACCCTACCACGGATACCACTGTCGTCATGCTCTACGATTGCACCCACCTTAAAGATTTGGTTGAGCATATAGTAGTCACGGAAGGCATCGAAGTCAAGTTTAGGAGCGTATGACCACACAGATTCGTGGACAGACTCACCCTTCTTACCCTTCTTCGCTTTAGGTGGAGGTGTCATCCCAGTGAGGACATCACCCATCAGTTTCTTAGAGTCCTTGTATCCACCAGTCCCAGCGTGGAATGATTCATGGTCACCCCCTTGGGCGTGTTTACGCATTGCTGATGCAGACAGATTCTCGATAGGATCATCAGAGTCAGTAGCACGAGCCCCTGCAGACTTAATGTTAATAGACTTGAAGTCATAGTGCTTACCATTATATTTGTTAGCAAGAGTTTCAAACTCTTTCACACGGTCGTCTCCGACAACCATAGTTACATGCTCATGCCCTTCATCATGAAGGTCACGAAGGATATCAAAAATATTTCTGTGCGCTTCATTGTTCTGGATAGCATCCTTGTGCCCCTTAAACATCTTACGCATGTGATCCACCTTCTGATGTGCAGTCAGTGGATTCTTCTTATGATCTTGTGATCTAGATGGGTAGATACGATAGTTACCTGAGTCACCACCATGGTCCTTGACTGCATCAAGGAGTTTACCATGACCAGCATGAGGTGGATTGAATCTACCAAAGGTGATAGCAACATGCTTATCATCTATCTTTGCTTGAGCAGCAGGAGACTTACCCTTACTAGATGTGGAAGGTTTCTTAGCAGCAGGTTTTGCTGCAGCCGCTGCTTCTCTTATGAATGTAATAAATCGCATTGGTTTACTAAAAAACTCAGCCATATACTTTATTTATCAACCCCAGTTCTTCTCGACGGTGAAATTCGCTCTGGAAAACTCCAAGCGGTCCACCAATTTGAGTGCATTGCCCGACTTGATAGCAACGAATCCTTCTGGTGCAGTAACTTTGTAACCTTTATCAGTCTTGATATAGGTGCCAATGCCTTGGACTTTCTCTAGTTGTCTGATGACCAGAGTCTTAGCAGCAGTGAGATTCATGTAGGAAGCGACAGTCATGTAGATAGCAGTGCTATTCATTTTGATAAACTTCAGACCATTCTCTTTCATTGTAAGATACTTCTTCTTGGTTGTCTCCTGCTTCTTGAGGGAGATCTCCTTATCAAGTGCAGCAGTATAGAAGTCTTCAAATCCCTTGGATACTTGTGCAGCACTGGGGAATGTCTTACCTTGTCGAATATATGTGTTGAAATAAATCTTAAACATAGGAGCAAGCATAAACTTACCTTCACCACTCGTCTGCAGAATATCTAAGAACTTAGATGCCTGCTTGAGAGATCCTTCTGCCTTCTTGACAGCAGCATTGTAACGAATACGCTCAGCATTAGTGAAGTAAGACTTACCTTTATCGTCTGAGAAGTTGGAAGAGAATACAGCGACACTCTTCACACCCTGCATACCATTAACATTAACACCAAAGGATGCCTTCATGTCACGGAGGGTAGGACCACCACTATATGAGGTGTGGAATACAATGCCCACCTTCGCTGCTTGCAATTTCTTTGCCATATCTGTATCGGCAGGTACTGCATAGGTGATGGTGTTGGGTTGGAAGACCAAGGACTTCTCACCATTAATATTTTTAACAATCGTATCGTTAGTGAAGAGGAGATCACCCTGTAGCACACCTTTGATACCTAACTTAGGTAACTCGTTAAGACAATCTTTAAGTTTCTCTGCTAAGGCACCGCTATACCATGTGTCAACATCCTCATGAGTCACACAGATCTTAGGCATCTTAGCAAAGACACCCTTGGTGCCCACGAAGAAGTTACCAGTGCCAGGATGAATGCCACAGATGACAGCGGGAGCACCGTCCCACTTAGTAGTGACCCTCATGTTGGACTGAGGTTTGCCAAGCATGTCGCCTAGCGAGCGCAAGAATGCGATAGCGTTGTGACCTCCCTTGGATCCTCCATTGAGGATGTCGTCCTCTAGGTGCTCTAAGTGTGTGTTTGCCATACCTGTATTATACCTCGTATCGGATCACAATGGCGTTCTGACGGACACCTGTAACTTTGTCCGTGCCCCTGCCCTTGAGGGATACCCTGACTCCTGCCACCTTCATCACGTCACGGACTGCCTTCTCATCTATGGGTTTGATCCCGTCCTCTGTCAGGATATGAGATGCTGCCCTGTCATCACCGTTAAACAGGAGGGCACCAGTCATACACTCGTGCGTCAAGTTATATTTGAATCTATCATATGCTTCTGCACCATTAGGTTTCTGCTTTGATCCTAAGATCTCTTGCAGTTGCTCATTCAACCCACCCGACTTCTTGATATCAGAGAGGATTGCTTTGGCCTGTGGTTGTGCGATGGTGCCTTTTGCATTCTCACACTTGTTACCGATCTGCTCCAGGACTAATTGTAGATAACCTAGGGTCTCAGCATCAGTGCTACCACCCATTTCCTTTGCAGTCTTTTTCAAAACATTTTGTAAAACAAGAAGACTCTTATCAACCCCCGCTGATGAGAGTTGAAAAGAGTCTCCCCATTTCATTGAGCACTTATATACTGTGCTACCAGACTTAAACTTAATATCAGTCTTAGGTTCTTCTCCACCACCAGACATCTTCTCGAATGAAGAATAGTATTCTTGTCTTGCACCGAGACCAGATGGAGCATAGTTTTGCACAACTCGATCTGCTGCTTGCTTGATGTCATTAGGAATGGCTTCATAGCGTCCAGCAGCATCATCAAAATCTTTTTTATTTTGTGATGACTTACTGGTGACTCTGCTCATAGCAGAATACATTACAGCGTGCTCAAATTGTAAACCCTTGTTTGCCATCTGACCTAGGACTCGATCTAACTATTTAGATGATGAGGTTTGTGCTCCCTGTCCATAGGTTGAGACTTGGTGTCGTCGTTGCGTGATAGGTTCTTGATAACAATGAATGCATCCTTATTATACTTGCGGTCACCCTTTTGGGCTGCCCACTTTTTATTGTATCCTTCAGGTTGCTCGATACCAGATACCTGTGTGCCACCAATCTCGATGTGAATGTTATCATGCCTTACATCCCAACCAAGGGATGCAATCTGATTCCAAAGATCATCTTGACTAAACTGCATTAGATATCTCCTGGAGCACGATTCTCACTGTAGTTGACATCAAACATACCCTCAGGGTAACGTGCTGCCAGTTTCAGTGTGTTGATGTAGATGATTTCATCGAGTCGCATGTCCAGTGCAATAGCAGCATTGGCAACATACCACATGATATCACCCAACTCTTTCTGCAGGTGCTCTTTGTTAGCAGTGTCCCAAGGTTTGCCTTGGAATTTGATCTTCTTAACGATCTCTGCAAACTCTCCACCCTCTGCACAGATACCTGCTGCAGCAGTGTCAAGACGCTCGATGTTACAACCTGCTTTGTGCAACTCAGTCAGACGCTCCATGTAAGACAGGTAGTCCTTACTAGCAGGAGAAGTAACACGATCTACAAAACTGCAATAGCGATCAAGATCCACTTCAAACTTCTCACTCCCACCCTTTCCTGCAGCGGCAGCAGCTTTCTTCTCTGCTGCTTTCTTCTTGGTCTTGGGTGCCACAACATCAGGGTTGTTGAGCATCTCCTCAGGAGTCTTGGGAGTAGAGTCTGCGACCTCTTGAGCACGAACACGCTCCTCTTCAACCTTCTCTTGAGCATCACCAGAGATTTTCTCTGTCTGTTGCTCTAATTCATAATTAGGCTCACCTTGTTGGGTAAACTTGTTGGGGTCAGTCATACTTTGAATCCGTCAAAACTTTTTTTAGTATCGGTGAATGCATCCTCACTGATGTCACCAGCATCAATGATGTTGTCCTGGGCGGACTGGTCACAATCATACAGCCTCATCTTCGCCCTGTCAATCCCTACAACAAATCGTTTGAATAGGGTGGGGTCGTTGTATCTATTTTTGAGTTGCTTGACCATGATCTGACCCAGCTGCTCCATCTCCTCTGTGGATATAAGCGCGACCATAAGATCAGCAGTAGCAGGCAGTCCAAAAGACTCGCTAGTATCGGTAATATCCACATCAGAATTTCCATATCCACTTCGGGTAGTTTGAGTAGCAGAGACAATAGGGACATTCAACTTGCCAGCGAGTCCTCTCAATTCCTCTGCGATGGACTTAACATATGTATAGGAATTGACTGCAGTCCCTTTGTATCGTGAGGACGCACAGATATTAAGGTAGTCAACAAATACAATGTCAGGATGGAAACCTTTCTTGAGTGACAACTCATTCAAGAGTGCTTCAAAGTGTCCCACATGTGCAGACGCTGTGGGATACTCTTTAATAACTAAGCGACCTTGTGTCTTCTTCTTAAGAGAGTCCACCTTCTTGATGTATCTCTCTTTAGTAAACATCGGATCACTCAGTTGTTGGATCGGGATGTCCAGAAGGTTGGCGTCAATTCGCTCAGCAATCTTCTCCTCTGCCATTTCAAGTGTAATGTAGAGTACGTTCCTCCCCTGCAGGAGACTGGCACTAGCGCAGTGGCACATGAATAGAGACTTCCCGACACCTGTGCCAGCAAGTGCGATGTTGAGAGTCTTATTAGGCAGACCACCTTTTGTGATTTTGTTAAAATAGTCGATGTCAAAGGGAATCTTCTCCTCTTTCCTGTGGTAAAAGTCGTAACGGTCTGATGCATCAGAGATGTAATCGTGACCTACATGATCATCAAAACAGACGCCCAATGCCTCAGACATAATGCTGGGGATAGCGTCCTTTGTCCTTGTCTTATCTTGTCCATCTGCAATCTTAACTGACTCCATGAGAGCAAGATAGACTGCACGTTCTTTACACCACTTCTCAGTGGTCTCCATCAACCATTCATCGTTGTATGTGTCACGGTCTAGGTTATCAAGGAAGGTTTCAATCTCCTTGTAAGTGTCCTCCGTGATGTCACGTCGCTGCTCAATCTCAATCTTCAGAGCGTTAGGCTCTGGATTGATATCGTACTCACCGATGTATTCCTGAATCGTCTGAAACAACAGACGGTTAGTAAACATATCGAAGTATTCATCCTTAAGGAAAGGCAAAACCTTTCGACAGTAATCTTCCTCAAGGATAAGTTTACTGAGTGCAATCTCTTCGATCTTTAGGCTCATTGATAATGTAGATAGGTGGTCAATTCATACTTGTCATTACTGATAGGAGCGTTGTCCGAGTAAGGAAACGTCCACCCAGGTGGATATAATACCACATCACCTTGCTGTGGTTTAATCTTGAGACCCACTTGCGGGAATTCCATTTCGCCTCCCTCCTCAACATCGTTAAGGAAGAATTTGTATGCTAGGAATCTCTTAGCAGAGTCGGCATCACCAACATCGATATGTAGACCGAAGTTATCCCCAGTCTCGACATTGTATTTATTCAATTTGATCTGCTCAAGATTATTCTTGGTTGCCCAGAATTTCTCGCAGTCCATCTGCTTCATGTATTCATGTGCAGACCACTGAATGATGGGTACAATCTGTTGTTGGATTGCATTCCACTCATGATCACCCTCGTCTGCCAGGAAAGAAATGTTGATGATGTTATATTGTGGGACACCATCATCCCACCGCATCATCTTGTCAGTATTGTCTGCCTTAAGGAGAGCATTACGACATACATTTGGATCAAGTGCTTTGGGATAGATCTTAATCCATTCCTTATGATCCATAAGAGAACTCCTGCTCTGCTGCTTTGTCAAGTTTAACCATCACTTCGGGGGTGAAGTATTTTTCGGGATCAGAGAGAATAGACTTAGGATAAACAGAAGTCTCACCAAACTTGATACGATTACCGACCCGTTGGAAGACTCCATACTTCTCACCCAATTCCAGTAGTCCGAAATAGCGGTCAAGTCCACGCTCGTCATAGTAAAGACGTGTTTCAACGACAGTGTTCTCCTTACTCAGACGCGACTTAGCAGTCTTTGCCTTGATAATGTTTCCAATAACTTCTTTGCCATCCTTCTCTTTTTTCTTTGAGAGATAGATGATTGTAGATGCAGCATACTTGAGTCCACTGCCTCCACCCATTTCCTTTGTAGGGACATAAGATCCAATAACATCATAAGTGTGGTTAGTAACGATCATAGGCACGTTTGCTTTACCCAGTTTAAGAGTGAGCACACGGAAGATAGACTTAACTACCTGTGCCCGTGACATATCGCGGGTTTCTTTACCCGCTTCGGTGTCCTCAATCTCCTTAGAGGTTGAGAGCATTCCTAATGAGTCTAACACAAACATCATAGGTTGGCGAGACTCCTCAGGCAGACTTAAGTATTTGTCAATAATCTTGATTGCCTGCTGCCTAAACTCCTGCACTGTAGTGACAGGGACAATGACCATACGATTTGAGTCAATCTTGCGAGACTCGATCATGTTCTTACTGATGGCAGACTCAGATTCAAAATAGATTACACCTGCATCAGGATCCATGTCAAGAAAATGCTTGACAATCCCAAGGCAATAGAAAGTCTTACCAGTTGAAGACTCGCCTGCCAGAGCTGTAATCTTATTGGACGGGATGCCACCATAGATCGATCCAGATACCAGTGCATTAAAAATATAACTGCCAGTATCGATATAAGAGGTGGTATCACCTGCTGCAACTCCGTCTGAAACCAGACCAGCGTATTCATTATCGATCTCCTTTACGATATCAGAAAGAAAATTCACGACCAAAGTGCCTCCAGGGTGTTTATTTTTTCGGGTTTCCAACCAATGGTGTCTAAGATCACAGTCAAAGGGTCAAGAAACGACTTCTTAAACTGTAGGTCATAGTCTATGCTTTTGTCAAGTCCAAACTCGGTTGGGAGAGTCTGGAAGAATGAGATCACGTTCTCGTTGATCTGGTTTGGTGTCCTCAGCATCACATACTTAATCTTCTCACCCTCTTGGATGATGGGATACTTGTGTGCCAGTTTCCTCTTCTTGATATAGAAGTTATACAGCAGTGCTCCTCGCACATGCATGGGGCATCCCTTGCCATAGATGGTAGCAGGTGACGAATTCTTTGCCACGTTGTTACATCCACGGGGGAATGCAATCTCCTCCACAGGCATCGCCTCAAACCTCTCACGGAAGTCAGCGATAAACTTCTGCAACTCATCCTCTGTGCCATTCATAATGACCTTCAGAGCATCCTTAATGGCAGTGCGACAGGGTGCAGGGGTAGAAGACTTGACTGCTTCAATACCGTTGATCTTAAGTTTGGGAGTCTTGTAACGGACACCCTCACTATCAAATACATTGAGGATATATCTCTTCTTTGCTGTCCAGATGCCACGGTTAGCGATATTCTCTCGCTTCATAAACATCTTCTGATCGTAGGCGTTTACATAGGTCGCCAACGCTTCATAAGAATTTCCAATATACTTCTCAAATTCCACTTCACACACCTTGTTAAGGAACCTAACAACACTTTCATCGCTCTTCTCTCTGCCTTGGAATACCTTGTCAACAAAAGGACCCAGATTGAGATAGATGGAATCAGTATCAGCAGCAATAACGTAGTCAACATCAGTAGTCCTCAAGATTTTATTAAGGTAAGTATTCATTTTGTTTTGAATCCATCGGATACTTACCTGTCCCGATAGAGTAATCGCTTCAGCATTTGCCAGAGAGTAGTATCGGAAGTATTGATTTCCGATGGCACCATAGGCGCTGTTGAGTTGGATCTTTCTTGCCATTTGGATGTTGTTGAATTTTGACACATCCTTTTGTAATGCCAAGGTTTCTGCAGGTGTGGTGGCATCTTCGAGATTTTGCTTAGCGGCAAGCATTCTCTTCTTGTAAATGGTCCTTTCATCATAGATTCTTTGCATCATTTGTGGAAGGAATCCAAGTGTATCCTTACGGTATTGAGCACCGTTAGCACACACACAACCATCCCCATCGAATACTATTTCTTGATTAAGTATTTTATCAACTGTAACCGTTGGGTGTCGCTCATCCATGAGCGTCTCGGGGGAGATGTTGTACTGCATAATGAGATGAGGATACAGAGAGTTAAGATCGAAAGACACCACCCAATCATAACTTCCTGGAATCGGTTCTTTGACATATGCTCCTGCATACTTATCATCCTTCTTAGTAGTTAGGCGAGGTGGCACCACAATGTTACGACCTTTAAGATCATTATAGATCAGGGTGTCCCACATACGGACTTGAGAATATACATCCTCAAGGTTTACCTTAGCGTCATACGCCATGGTAACTGCCAACTCGATTAACTTCATCTTATCTTCCAGCATGTCAACCAGATTCACGTCATGGATGTTGTATTCCACGAAGCGTTGCCAGTCAGACGTGTAGAAATCCTTGAAGTTTTCAAACTCAGAGTGGTCCAACTTCTTATCACCCAATTCAACCATAGCAATATGGTCTAGGCGATAGGATTCCTGGTTAGTGTAAGTGAATTTCTTATAGAGATCGAGATAATCGAGGATCGCTACACCAGTTATTTCATACGCTATATTGGTGCGTCCCATCATCTTGATCTCTCTGTCAATGACCCTATTCCAGGGGGACAGAGACTTCTTCCACTTCTCACCTAGCACCCGCTCGATACGACGACAGATGTAAGGGATGTCATACAGGTTGTTATTCCATCCAGTAATGATATCAGGGGTATTCTGATTCCACCATGAGTGAAAGTCCTGTAGCATCTCTTGCTCTGTCCAGAAGACACGGTATTCAACATCCTTTGGAGCAACAAACTCTCTGGTCCCCCAGGTGATTGTCTCCTTGGTATTGAAGTTCTTCATCGTAATACAAAGCATCTCCTCAGCAGATGCTTGCACGTCTGGGAATCCATTTTCGCAGGCAACCTCAATGTCAATAGTCCAGATCTTCATCTTAGACATGTCATAATCAATCTCACCCTGCCACTTCTGAGCAATATGTTGATAAACATACCGCTCATATCCATGGACTTCCAGACCCGATGCGCCCTCATACGTTTTGATAAACTCTCGTGCTTCACGAGCGCCATCAAACTGCTTAGGGAAAGCATAACGACCATCCAGTGTCCGATACTTACTCGTCTTCTGTTGTGCGTTAGGCACTAGAAACAAAGTAGGGCGAGACTTCTCTCGATACTGCACGGGGTCTCCGTGCTCGTAACCTCTGATGAGAATGTCATCGCCCAGTAGACAGACACTTGTGTAAAAATCACTCATTCCTTAACTGCTTTCTGGTATGCTGCCAGCACTGCGGGTGCAGGATCCAGTATAGACATAATATCTGTAGATGTCAAGAAGAGAAATGATTGGTCAGTGTGCAGGGGATACCTATGAAGGCTGGTGTCTACATCAATCACATGAGAGTCTTCCAATAGGAGACTGGGTTCTTCATCCATCTCAGTCAGTTTACCAATGAGGTAAGTGTCAGGATTGTTCTTAAGAATTAAAACTTTAATCATAGGTCTCTTGCAGATGCATCTTCTTCGTCGAAGTAAACACTCATACCAGCAGGTTTATGAGATTTAAGTATAGCCTTGTAACTTTCAGTCACGTTTTCGTGAGGGTCACCAAGACTGACAACTGACATTACAGATACAATGTTGTTACCAACAGTCAGTGGTGACCATGGAAACAGTTTGATCTGCACGTCAGAGAGGTCCATCTCGTCAGGGACAGTCTCTCCCCCTTGGAAATCAAACATCTTGTCTGCTGGTTGCTCAATCACCACTGAGTATGGTTGACTAAACTGATACGCGAGAGGCAGAGTGCTGTCGTCGGACGCCCTGACTTCTTTAATGTCAGCGATTACGTCCTCGCCGCTTTGCATTCTTGCGATTTTTACGCTCATAATCTTTTTCCATTAGTTGTTCGTAAGTGCCTTGCACCATGTCTTGAAAGGCACGGCGAGCAGAGATGTTTTTCTCTTCCGCAAGGACGTGGACATACTGCATAAACGTATCCATCTGATCAGGTGGCACGTCTAGAGTAAGTGTTTCGCTTTTCTCTGCGTATGCAGTACACAGGTTAACATACATGTTCATTAAAATCAACTCCAAACAAAAAGAGACCCCCATCAGGGTGGTCTCTTCAGTTGCATATTATATATGTCAATAAAGATACTCTTCTTGCTCTGCTAGGATCACCAGATCTGATGTGGGATACGATACACAAGTGAGTAGGAATCCTGCTGCGATCTGATCGTCATCTAAGAATGATTGATCTTCCTGATTCACTGTGCCTGATTCAATCTTGCCTGCACAAGTGCTACAGGCACCTGCACGGCAGGAGTATGGCATATCTGCTCCTGCTTCTTCTGCTGCGTCAAGAATATATGTGTCACCGTCACATTCAAAAGTTGTTTCGGTCCCGTCTGTCTGCTTAATAGTTACGTTCATGTTTCGTAAGTCACTAACCCCAGTATATATCAATAATCGGTGCTGTAACTTTTGCAAGTCGCTTTGTTTTGATCTGAAGACCTACACCATTGCCTGACATATGCATCTGCATCCTTCTCCATGGAGAAGTGAGCATGGTTATGGAGCACTCCAATCATAATCAGAGTGCCCACCATCATAAGGTTAGCGTGCGTCGCTGGGTGTGTCACTGCTACCTTGATCCAGTGCAGTATTTTCGATGTCATAAACTTTTCGTTTCTGATGATCAGGAATAATCCTCTGCAATTCTACCACGAGCAACCCGTTTGTAAACCTGACTGTACCGACTTCGACATCATCACTCAGGTTGAATCCCCTAGTGAAGGTGCGTGAAGACAATCCACGATGCACATACTCATCATCTTCAATATCATTCTTAGATGCAACAGATTTTACTAAGAGTATATTTGACTCAGTAGTTACCTCAACATCTTTCGGATCCCATCCAGCAAGTGCTACTTCAATGCGCCATTTAATATTTGATTCTTTGATGATATTGTATGGGGGATATTGTCCACCAGGATGATTCGATCCATATGAATGTAATCGATAGAAGATATCATCTAGTCCGATGCTGTATCTGTTCGCAGCATCAAAAATTTTATCGACATCTTTCGATGACCATCTAGTAAGGTCCATGTAACTTCTCCTTATAAAGCGAGATTGTATTGTGTGGTCCCCGAAGGCAACCGATATATTTAGTAAACATACCTAGTAGTGTTTACCGTAAACATACTCATCTTGCTAAATACCTCTAGCACTTTATAACCGATGGAAATGAGAAAATCTCTGCTCCCTATCGTTATGTTATTGATGACAGCGGGTGCCGCCCAAGCAGGTGGACTCGTTACTAAACATGCTTCCAGTGTGCAGTTGAATGTTGATGCAGCAAGGTCTACCGTCTCCAGAGTTGGAAACTCTTACGCGATCTCAGGTAGTGGTATAAACACTACTGATGGCACGACTGCTGGCACTATCTCAGCAGGCACGATCACCTCAGGTGTCATGGCACCTGGCACTATCGCAGCAACACAGCATACAAACGGCAATGCATTTAGCTATAGCCAGTCCTTTACTCAAGGTGATGCTATTTCAACTAGCGCACCAACTG